GAATATACCAAAACCTTAACAGAGTTAGACGCTGGTGGTGTTCCAAAGTTAACAGTTATAGCAGAAATGCTTGTTGCTTCCCAAGCAACTTGAAGATTCTCATAATCACCAGTGTTTTCTCTAACGGTGACAAAAACATCTCTTGTACCTAAACTGTGATTAATTGTAAAAGAAGTAGTAGCTCCATCGCCAATAACCTCTGTATAAACAGAGCCCGCAGCTCCTACGGTTGGATTTGAATTAATCCAATCTGTTCCACTATAGACTAATATTTGCCCTTCAGATGGAGTGGCTGCAAAAGATACATCACCAATATCTCCAATTGAGTTAATTGTAGTGCCTGCATCATCCGTATCGTTTACCCAATAGGATCCATTATATTTTAATACTTCACCATTTAAAGGGTTTGAAATAGAAACGTCTGTAAGGTTGTCTAAATCTATTTCTATACTATCACCAGTAACTGCTGCGTATATTGAAACTCTTATAGACCCGTTCGCTGGAGGAGTATCAAACTTAATTGTTGCAGATGATGTTGATGTAGCTTCCCATAAAGCCTCAACTTCGTCATATGGTGAAGTTGCACTTCTAATTGCTACAAATATATCTCTAGTACCTAAATTATGGTTTAAAGTAAATGTTGTAGTAGATCCATCACCTATAGTTGCAGAATATGTTGTTCCAGATAGAGAAGATCCAGATGAACCGTATATTACAATTTCATTTGCAGAGTTTCTATAAAATAATTTGCCATCGGCATAGTTGATGGCAAGCTCTCCATATTCAAGTTGGCTTGGAGTAGCTGAGGCTGTTCCTGTATTTTTTATTTTAATAGTATTAGCCATCTTTACTCCACGAAGACTACCTTAAACTACATACATAGACTTTGCAATCTATTATTATAGCGCAAGATATTAGAAGGTTCCACCGTCTATAACAAATCCACTTAGAGTGCTGCTATTACCATAAAGGCCTCCAGATATACCAACTCCACCAGTAACAACCAATGTACCAGTTGTATACGATGTTGAGGATGTATTAGCTGTAAGAGTGGTTGCTCCACTAGCTGTTAAGGTGGTAAAAGCAGCTGTACTTGGATTAGATGATCCAATGCTTGAACCGGTAATAGTTTTAGAGCTTAATGTTTCAGCTCCAGCTAAAGTTGCAAGAGTACCTGTTGTGGGCAGTGTAACGTTTGTTGCACCTGTTGTAGTTAATGTTACATTATTAGCACCAGAAGTAACCAGGTTTCCACCAAGTGTTATGGTATTTGATCCATTGTTAACACCTGTTCCACCGTAAGTTGGTGAAACTACTGTGCCCTGCCAAGTTCCTGTTGCAATTGTGCCAACTGTTGTAATGGTATTTTGACCAACATATGTTGCTGCTATGTCAATAGAATCGGCTCCAATTGTGATTCTATCGGCGGTTCCGCCTACAGCTAAAACGCCAGTTGTGTAAGTTAGACCGTCTCCAGCAAGGCTGTTTTTAAGCTGTAAAGAATCTGCAGCTATTTCAATACCACCGTCAGCTGCTACATTAACAAAGAATTCAGTTCCAGTTTGACCAAGACCTGCACCAGCAGAATATGCTCCTGCTCCTGCAAACTGTGACCAAACCTGTCCAGCAAAGCTTGTTAAATAATGGTTAGACTGAACCCATCCAGTATTTCCATATGTTGTACCCTCGGTAACATATACTGAAGAGTTTAAAAGCTCTTGATAAGTATCTGCATCTGATGATCTAACTAGCGTGTAATCTGATCCATCATCAGTATAAGTATAAATTCCATTTTCAGAAGATGTAGTTTGTCCTGTTAAGAGCAATCTATAAAGATTATTATCTGAAGAGTCAAGGGCTGCGTGTCCATCGATCACAAGTGTATTTGTTGACCCAGTTAGATCAACATTAGTTGATGCTAAAAGGTTAACAGAAGACTTCCAGTCAAGACCAGTAATTGCATTATCTACATAGTTTTTATTTGCAGCGTCTGTTCCATTTACCGGATCAGAAACACCTATAATTCTTGAGTTTCCAACATCTACAGACCCAGTTCCATTTGGACTTAAAATCAGATCGCCGTTTGAGTTTGTTGTTGATATCTCATTTCCATTAAAGTTGATATTATCAACAGTAAGTTCAGTGATCCCAGCAATTGAGGTTGTTGTTGACCCTAATGTTAAAGTTGAACTACCAAGAGTTATAGTAGAGTTAACTAGTTGAGAATTTGTAACTCCACCAGACTTAATTGAAACTGCTCCAGCAGCAACAGAAAAGCTATCTGAGTTAAAAGATGCAACACCTTTATTCGTTGTGCTTGCATCTTCTCCTGAAATTGTAATTGTATTTTCTGAAACTGTTGTGTCTATTCCTTCTCCACCTAATACTGATAAGGTGTCAGTTAAAAGAGAAACAGTTTCAGTTGTTGCGGCATCGCCTTTGACAACAAGATTTGTAGCTACATCTACTTCTCCAGCAGCTGTCAATAAACCTTTGCCATTAACTGTAAAGGTTGGAATTTTAGTTGTAGAACCAAATGAACCAGTGTTTGAGTTGACAGTATCAAGAGTAACGGTAATTGTGGTGTTACCAAGATTTGTCATAGTGGCAGAACCGTCAACATCACCTGCAATTGTAATTAGTGGATCATTAACATCAAAGTTAAGCTTACCGCCGTCATCATCATACGTAACAGAGATGCCAGACTCGGTATTTGAAGAAACCATTGCGCCAATAGCATCTTGAAGGACTTCTGTGGCAGTTGCTGTCGAAATAGCAGTATCAACATAATCTTTTGTAGTTGCATGTGATCCAGAAGTTGGAGTTCCTACTGTAACTGCTGCGCTAAATGTTTTTGAACCAGAAATTGTTTGTGCAGTATCTAATGTTGTAAAAGCACCAGATCCACCGATTGCGATCACTGCTGTTGCAGTACCGCCTGCGCCACCTGTTCCTTCACCATAATAAAGAACATCTGTCTGCTCATTAAATGCTAGTTCGGCATTTGCCAAACTTGACGGAGCCCCAGAACCTGATCCATCAGCCCTTCTTTTAATTCTAATTGTATTTGCCATTTTTAGAAGTTTCCTCCGTCAACTAAATTTTCTTCAGAGTAATTAATCCATTGCGAACCATTAAAACGCAACAAATCGCCAGTACCCACTTGTGAGATAGTAACATCATTTAAACCATTAAGAACAGATTGCGTTGATATTTGACTCTCTGCGCTTATAATTCTGTCTTTTACTGTTAGGTGTGATCCTGCTGGGTTCAAGCCTAAAACAGTCTGTATAGCTTCAACTGCATCATTTAAATTTGCGTGCTGATCTGAGTGTGGTACAGTAGTTGAATTCAACTTGTCTGCTGGTGTCGGATTAACAAAATTATCCAAACCAGAAGGATATTGTGTAGCCATTTTTCTCCTCTTTTATAAAGATAGAATCTTTCCAACTTCATTGTTCCAGACTATAGTAATTGGTACGTCATTACTATTGCTTCCATTAAATGGAATTCCTTCAGCTGTGCCAATATAAGCTATTAACCTTGAGTCTGAATCTGAAGTATTGCTTCTATATATAACTACTGCATTAAATGCAGAGCCATCATGACTTGCTATTGCTAAGTCTTCTGCGTCTATTGTCCCTAAAGTGTTTGAAACATTGACAAAGAAATTCGTTCTAGTGCTTAGGGCATTTAGTGGGATGTCTGAAACGTACTGATCAGCATTAATTGAGGGGATATAGTTAGAGTTAACCAATACCGCCTTAAACTGATGTAAAGAAAAATTGATTTCTCCATTTAAAATAGCTTCTTTTGTCTTTCCATAAATAAAATTAGACATCTATTATATTCCCACATTTTCAGAAACTATAATTCTATACTTATAGCCTGATTCAAAATAATCTTTTCCATCGGTAAAGTAGGATGGAGTTGCATCACCAAGTGATGGAAAGTCTACATATACTTCAGGCTTCCAAGAATGTAAAGACACATTAGCGCTAATATTTTCCCATCTAGATGGCGTTCTTTGAATTTTTTTTCTTTGAGCTTTAAAGAACCTTGAACTTAAGAAGTTAGAAGCTGGTCTTTCGTTGAAATATATAATTACTCTTCCATCATTGTAATTATTCTCTAAATAAAAATCTCCATTTTCTGGTTCAACAGAAGTTATATAAAAATCTGGATTTTTTGCAATAATCTGATAAGTTGTATAGGGTTCTGCAAGAATTGATTGATCCTCTACAAGTATCTGCTCAATTACTGGTGGTTTTGGTGTTGCTATAGAAGTAGGCGTTGCT